TCCGAAAAATGCTCCGGTGGTATATTTGGGCGAATGTCTTTAGATATTGGCTCTTTAGAACTGGGTGGAAAGTCGACCTAACACGACTCAAAGAGGAAAGGAGGTCGCGTGCCTGCTAGGAAAAAGGGGTCTGAAGGAAAGAAAACCAATTCGAAACCCGCGACAACTCCTGAAGGTCGCGAGAATCAACTGGTCTCTGCAGCGATTGACCTTGCCGAGAGACAAATTCAAGAGGGATCGGCCTCCTCTCAAGTCATTACCCACTTTCTCAAGCTCGGTTCGACTCGAGAACAGCTCGAACAGCAGCGTTTGGAGCACGAGAACGAACTTACACGGGTCAAGATCGAAGCAATCGAATCTCAGAAGCGTGTAGAGGAACTTTACATGGAAGCTCTCTCGGCAATGCGCTCTTACGCGGGTAACATCGCTCCACAGGGACGAGATGATGAAGGTTAGGACATATTCGGAGCTTTGCCAGCTGGAAACCTTCGAAGAGCGTTTCGAGTACCTCCGTTTGAAAGGTCGGACAGGAGAAGCGACATTCGGTTTCGATCGTTGGATCAATCAAGGCTTTTACCACTCAGCGGAGTGGAAAGGGACTAGATATCGTGTCATAGTCAGAGACAACGGCTGTGATCTGGGAGTCGACGGCTACGAGATTCATTCGGGGCTGGTCGTTCATCACATGAATCCGGTTGGCGTCGATTCTATCACACATGGCGAGGAATGGATCGTCAATCCCGAGTTTTTGATCACGACGTCGCTGCTAACCCACAATGCGATTCATTACGGAGATGCAAGCTTGCTTCCGAGGGGTCCAATCGTAAGAACATCCGGCGACACGACACTGTGGTGAAAGGAGGGGCATGGCTAGTATCAATGTTCAGCCTTCGATACTGGATCTAGCGCTATATGCCGGAGATGGTATCGAATTTCGACTGATTTGTACTGATAGTGACAATGCTCCTATCGACATCGGCGGTGACGTGCAAGCGCAGATTCGAGCCGATCGCGTCAACCAAGGCGAGCCGTTGGCAGTCTTTACGGTCGGTCTGCTGGATGCTTATCAAGGCATAATCGTACTTTCGCTGGATGAAAGTCAGACGCAATCGCTGGTCGGTCCGTCAGGTAAGTTCACGGGTGTATGGGACGTGCAGTGGAAACCGCCAAACGCTTCTGCCCGAACACTCTGTCAGGGTAAAGTGGAGTGTGTGGCCGATGTCACAAGATAACGTACAGGTAAAGGTCGAGACCAAGGCGATCGACTTCTTCGTCGAGAAGAAGAAAGACGTCAAGCTGATTGTCGAGCCACTTATAGATATTTACGTCGATATCCCCGACGATAGCATAAACGTGGTGGTCGAGAGTACCGACGTAACCCTTCAAACGCAAGGGCGTCCACCAGATACTGTATTGATCCAGAAGAAGAATCCCGATGTTATCGTCTTGCCTACAACTGGTCTGGTTGGTCCCGAGGGTCCTCCGGGTCCTAAAGGCGATCCGGGAAAAGCAGGTGCTGATGGAGCCACTGGTCCTCCGGGGCCCGAAGGTCCCGCTGGTCCAGCCGGTGGTAGAGGCGTTGCCTTTACTCAAACTATCGGCGATGGAACGAACAAGGTTTTTACCATCAACCATAATCTCGGTACGAGATACGTCGTCGTCACGATTTTCCGTAATAGTGATCCTTATGACGAGGTTGAAGCTGATATTCAACACATAGATGTAAACAATCTCAAAATCGTTACATCAAAAGTTCTAACCTTGAACGAATACATGGTTGTGATAGCAGTAGGATCCGATGCGAATTACGTTCACAATCAGACAATTCTCTCTGCTTCTTGGAACATCAATCACGGTCTGGGCAAGTATCCGGCCGTATCGGTTGTAGATACTGGGGGAAGTTTGATCATCCCAGATGTCAATTACACCGATATTCATAATGTCGTTGTTGGATTTCAAGCCCCGACTTCTGGGAAAGCATATCTAAATTAGGGAGGCTCGATGCCGACTCTAGGTGCACCGCTTGACTTTGCGAAGCTCGAGGGTCGCAATTTCCAGGCTCACCAGCTTGGATCTGCACCGAGCTCGCCCGTAAAAGGACAGCTTTACTACAACACCGGTGACAATACGCTCTACTGGTACGACGGTTCGGGTTGGCAGTCGGCAAAAGGTGGTTCGGGTTCCCCGACTGGTCCGGCTAGCGGCGATCTCAGCGGCACATATCCCAATCCACAGATTGCGACGGGTGTAATCGTCGATACAGACGTCGCAGCGGCGAACAAGGATGGGACGGCGGTAACTCCATCGCTGAGAACGCTTGGAACTGGAGCTCAGCAGGCCGCAGCAGGTAACGATGCGCGACTTTCCGATGCTCGAGCTCCCACCGCTCACAAGACTACGCACGAACCCGGCGGATCTGACGCATTGACCGTCGATGCAGCCGTTGGCGTCGGCTCGCTTCGAACTTTGGGAGCTAGTGCACAGCAGGCAATGCCGGGTAACCGTACTCTCGATGTGATTACTCCACCGGCAGCCGATCTGAATCTCAACTCCAAAAAGATTACGGCTCTTGCTGATCCGGTCGCGGCAACCGACGGCGCAAACAAGCAGTACGTCGACAATACCGCGCAAGGACTCGATGCGAAAGCCTCGGTCAAGGCTGCTTCGACAGGTAATCTAACTCTTTCGGGTACGCAGACGGTGGATGGGATCGCGTTGGTTGCCAACGATCGCGTTTTGATCAAGGATCAATCAACTGTGTCTCAAAATGGCATTTACTCGGTTCAGTCTGGTGCTTGGACACGAGTATCTGATATGGATACTTGGGCTGAAGTACCGGGCGCCTATGTCTGGGTCGAGCAAGGCACTGTCAACGCCGATACGGGTTGGGTTTCGACTGCTGATCAAGGCGGTACTCTCAATACCACGCCGATTACCTGGACGCAGTTCACCGGTGCAGCACAGCTTACTGCCGGTGCGGGCCTGACCAAGACGGGTAACACCTTCGATGTGGGTGCAGGCTCTGGAATTACGGTGCAAGCAGATACGGTTTCGGTTGATCCAGCGATCGTCCCTCGCTACTACTCTTCGGCCACCCACAGTGCTGGTACGTCGATTTCAATTCCGCAGTCCACCCACGGATGTCGGGCAAGCCGCGGCTTGATCGTTATGACAGTCGTGGAGGCAACTGGTGCTGAGATTTTAGGCGACGTGGTAATCGCCGCCAGCGGTGACGTAACGATTACTTTCGCGACTTCGCAGGCTGCCAACTCGATTCGCACAACAATCGTAGGCTGACATGCCTGAATTCGTTGGTACTCTAACTCCTCCCAGACATTCCGCACCTCCTGCTTCCCCACTTGTCGGACAGCTGTATTACGATACCGACGACAACAAGCTGTACTACTGGAACGGGACGATGTGGATCTCGGGTGGGGGCGATCCATATTACGAACAACCTGCTCAGCCGTCTCCCGATCCAGCTCCTGGCGCGATTTGGGTCGATACAGACGAGCCCGTTGCCGCTGGTGCCGTTGCTACCGCCTATGACGTGGATCCGATCGGAACGGTCAAAGCATTTGCGGGTCTTGTGATTCCGACGAACTGGATGCTTGCCGACGGGCGTACGCTCACGCGCGCGGGCTATTCGCAACTAGCAGATGCATTAGGAGTTCCGGCCGGAAACACGACATTTGCGATTCCAGATCTTCGTAACCGCTTTATTTATGGCGGAAGCGCAGCAGGAGTAGGAGCAACCGGCGGTACGACATCAGAAACGCTTACCGCTGCTCAATCGGGTATGCCCTCACATACTCCGGTCGCCAACTACATGGTCAACCAGCAGCCAAGCTGGACAACGGGCGGCAATTTCCCGGTTCCTCCTGGATATGGTGCAGGCAGTAGCGGTGGAGCTAAGCTAGCAATGACCGACGCAGTTCCTGCTCAAAATGCTTCACAATCGCATAACAACATGCCGCCGTATATTACCATGGCCTGGATCATTAAGGTCACTGGAGCGACTATTTCGGCGGCCAACATGATTGTCGGAGCGACGGGAGCTCCTGGAGCGCCTCTTCCCAGTTACGGTACGACTTTGCCGACGTCTCCGGCGCATGGAGACGAGCATGTCTTAGTCGATTCGTTAACCAATCCGAGTTATACTTGGAGATTTAAGTACAACGCAAATTCCACGTCAGCATACAAGTGGGAATTCATCGGTGGGGCGCCAATTGCCGTTTTCGTAGCTACTAATGAAGGCACCGCGACACTCAACACGTGGCTCGACTTGGCAACGGTCGGTCCACGTTTTCTTGTTCCGTATGCTGGTGAATATTTTTCCGGAGGTACGGTAAATGTGTACAGCAATGTTGCAGGAGTAGGCGCTTGGTTCGGCATTTCGGCAGGTGCGACAAATCCTACTTTTCAGATGCCGAATACGATTTCGACGGTGAATCAGGGCTATATTTCTACAATCATTGGGGGCAAAATCACTGTTGCTGCTGGGAGTGATGTTCGATTGCGTTATCACAATGCGGGTCCTGCGAATACGATGAATTGGCAGTACCGCTATCTTAGCGTTCAACCGGTGAGGATCGGATGACTGCCGCACGCATTAAAACAAGTACAGGTTGGCTCGATCTTTCTGCGCCAGGTCCACAGGGTCCAATTGGCCCTACGGGTCCACAGGGTCCAGCAGGCGGAATCATCCCGCTCGTTTCGTCGCTTCCTTCTAGTCCTGCCGACGGACAGGAAGTGTACTATCTTGCGGACGCCGCGAACGGTGTGGTTTGGCATTTGCGTTATCGTGCAGCTTCAACATCAGCGTACAAGTGGGAATTTGTCGGCGGGCCATCGCTGTATGGCTACGTCGCTGCAAGTGAGAGTCGTGCAAGTGCAACAAACGGTGATCTTACTACGCTTGGTCCGGATGTAACGCCGCCGCTTGCCGGTGATTACGATGTGGAATGGGGCGCACGGATGCAGTCGTCCGTATCCGGTGTGTTTGAAGCATATATGAGTATTCCCGCACTTGGCACAGAAGCGTGTAGCCATATTTTCGCGGCTCAGTTCGCCGGAGGAGATGGTGTAATAAAACTTCGCAAAACAATTACGCCTGTGGGAACACTTTTACGGGCAAAGTATTCCACGCAAGGCGGTTTGCAGGCGAGCTTCGGGGGTCGCTGGTTGGAAGTGACTCCGATAAGGGTCGGATAGGAGGGCCATGCAGATTCACGTTTCGATTACCCTCGCCGAGGGCGAAGAGCTAGAAGAGGATGCGAACACGCTTGCAAACAGCATTCTGAGCGTTGTTGGCGGCGACGAGGAGAAGGATATTTGCTCAGTCAATGTCATGCATCCGGCTGTACAAGGCATGGCCGGTAATATGTCGCCACCGCTTTCGGAAGATGCCTCCAAGTGAGTATATTCTGGCTGTTGTATCGGCGTTGTCTAGCGTAGCTGGCTCGGTTTGGGCCGTCAAGGCGATAATCAAGCACGAAATGGACCAATGCGAAAAACGAATGGAGGCTTTCAGGGAAGGATTGAAGCATAGTGAAAAAAGCAGTTAGCATCATGATTATATCTACGATCCTCGCCGCTGCGTCCGGATTCTTCATCGCCTCTGCGATTGGACAAGATAATCCTCCGAAAAGAGTAGTTATTACTCTTCGTAATGGTGAGCAGGGACCGCCCGGACCACCTGGTCCTAAAGGCGAAAAGGGAGATCCAGGAGCAACTACTTGTCCGAACTTGTTCGAGACGGGAGAAGTCGTCATCAATCATCCTGGTGGTCAGGTCACCATTTATGGGTGCATAAGGGAGGGAGGTTAAATGGCAAAGTACTACGAGCTCGAGCCCGTCTATGACATCGGCGAAGCTCCGTTCTTCAATTTTCCACGTCCACTGTATCCTCCAGATCATCCAGATGGGCCGGTTGAAGATGGGCCTGATGTCGAAGTCTACAAGATCATTGCCTGGTATTTCGGCCGTTGGTTCACTGTAGATGGGAAACCGCAGAGTCCAACAAATTTCGATCGCTCATATTCGAACAATTTCGCTCATGGCAAGGGGTCGAATGTTGGTGACTCGGGAATTCAGGGTATCCAACGACAAGCCGAGGTTGCCGGAGCGAATGGCGTGATTGGTCATCGTACTTTCGATATTTTGATCTATCAGCGCATTCCCGAAGGATTACCGAATGCGGGAAAGTTACCGCTTGCGATCAACAAGCGCGCCGCTGGATTGCTCGAGGAGGCGTATCAGCGTTTTCATAAAGAGCCGGAGGACGATGCGCCAGCTTCTGGCTCGTTCAAGGACAAGATCAAGGCGCATATGGAAGCTCGAGTCGGGTTTACCGAGAATCCGTCTGGTTCCAACTTCGACAGTCGCTCGAACGGTATTCACAAATGTCAGGACGTGACTGCCAGTGGGCATTGGCTCGATCGTACAGCTTGGTGCGGGTCCTGGTGTCAATATGCGCTGACCGCGGGTGGGTTTAAGGTGAACAGCAATCTAGCCAGCGTTGCCTCCATCGAGGGGATGGCTAAGAATGGTCAATATCCGTTTCGCGGTTGGTCAACGAATCGTTCCTCCGTCAAGATGTGTGATCTGGTGATTGTCGGTGGATATGGGGTTCACGTGGAGATGGCTCGTGGAAAGATGAATTCCGATGGAAGCATTCCTACTTGGGGTGGAAATACCAGTGCTGGTACTTCTGGGAGTCAATCGAATGGTGGAGGTGCTTATCGCCGAACTCGTTATCCAAGTGAGATCCGCGGTATTGCCCTTCTCCGGGATGCACCATGACACATAAGCCGAATCTAGAGACAGAGCCGAATGCTCCCGATTGGTCATCGGAGCCGCGTTCGGACGATTTGCTTGTACAGCAGTTGAAGAGGACGTTGCAGAAACCGTTTTGGAAGCGATCTTTAAGCGATTGGCGCCATCGTAAGAGAATCCAAACAATGGTCGAGCGTTTGAAAAAGCTCGGCTTCGAATGAAAAGGAGAAAACGTGGAACCGAACAATCCCGATCAGCCCGATCAGCCTCAGCCCCCTTCGCCAGAGCAGGATCCTGGCCAGCCGTCCCCTGAGGGTGTTCCGGCCCCCGATACGGCTCCTCCCGAGCAGAGGCCCGAGGGAGACGACGATGCCAACAACGGCGACGAGGCAGATGGAGAGTGAGCCATGGGATTGGCTCTGATTCTCATTGGAATCATCGTCTGGCTCTTCATTAATTCGCTCTTAGGCGTTATTTTAGTAATTTTGGGTCTTGTACTGTTTTTCGTGCCGTGGGACAGCGGTTACGGCTACAGCCATTTTCGCGGACGAAGAGGACCCTAAGTTTAAGAACGGGGTGAAGTAAAATGGAACAGAGTATTCTTACTAGCACAAAGAAAATTTTGGGGATTGCTCAAGATTATACTGTATTTGATCTCGATATCATCACTCATATCAATACTGCGTTCTTTACTCTCACCCAGCTGGGAATTGGTCCGGCTGAAGGTTTTATGATCGAAGATGAGAGTGCAGTCTGGACTGATTTCATTCAAGACGATTTGCAGTATAATTCGGTTAAATCGTACGTTTTTCTCCGTGTTCGACAACTCTTTGATCCACCCACAACATCATATCTAATTGATGCGACCGAGCGGCAGATCAAGGAGCTCGAGTGGCGTTTGAATGTGCATCGAGAGGAAACGGGTTGGGTTGATCCAGATCCTCCTTTGCTTACCGAAGACGATGCATATTTCGACCCAAATCTGAGAACACTCAGACGATGGGAGGATAATGGCACCAGAAGTGCAAGAAGAACAAGAAGTTTCGAAGCAGGATAAGAAGGAAGAGAAGGAAGAGAAGAAGGAAGAGAAGCACGAAAACGCTGAAAGCCGTGGCGAAGCCGAAAGAAGGGCACAGGAAGCACAGATCGCAGCGGACAATCAGCGACGGCAGATTCGGATGGGGGTTATTGAGGATCCAGACAACCCCACAGAGCCTGAACCGAAAGAGGAGTCTCAAGAGGAGTCTCAAGAGAAGTCCGAGGAATCGACTTCTATGAAGACAGAGGAAAAGGCAGCTGCCAAGCCAAGATCAGGAAGTCGTAAGAAGTAGAATAGGAGAGGAGATGAATGCTCCTGAACTTGTAGATCATATTCTCCATTTCGGTGTCAAAGGTATGAAGTGGGGTGTTCGAAGAGAACGAACGTCTAGCCGTGGGGTTTTATCGGAAATTAGTGGAAAACCCGAACGTCGTGTCGACGAACGTTGGAGGAGTACTCAGGTCAGAGGTCGGTTTCCTTCGATATTTCTTACCAGCAAAATCAATAGACAAATCGGAAAAGCCACTTTCAAGGCAATGAAGCCGGATGTCAAGGCGCTTAACAAAAGACCGGAGTTTAATACTCGTCAGGCTAAGAAAGAGATTAAAGCTGCTAGTACGAACACGGAGCTTCGAAAAAGTGGCATCGCAAAGCAGTATTACGATGAGCATGGCAAGATTTTCGATAAGCATATCCGGGCGACAGCGCCAAAATTCATGAAAACCAGTCCTTCTGGTAAGTGGGAGACAAAACTTTACGTCTCAAAGAATGGAATGTGGACTGCATACGTAAAAGAAGTCGATAGTGCTAAGCACGCCATTACAGAGAAAGACGCTGACCTCGTAATTCGAGCACGTCCTATTTTTGACGATGATGGATACCTTGTCGATTTCGAATTGGTAGAAGACGCCATGAGTCAAGGTGAAGAAATTGTCAACGAGCTTCTTCATTTCGGCGTCAAAGGTATGAAGTGGGGTGTTCGTCGTAAGGCTACTGTGGGACCCGAGGAAGTCATTGTTCGAGATTCGAGGGTGACCGGAAAGCGTCTCAGGTCTGCCGGTGGTAGAGGACATCCCGCAACCACAGAAGCTGTTCGTGTACGACAGATCGGACAGATCGGACAGAAAAGTGGGCTCAAAGCACTTACGAATGACCAGTTGAATGAGTATGCGAAGCGAATTCAGCTCGAACAGAACGTACAGCGACTTCAGTACACGCAGAAGAATCCTGCTCAGAAGTTCGTTGCGAAGCTTCTGGGACAGACAGGCAAACAGACAGCTCAAAATGCTGCAAATGAAGTCGCATCTCAGCAAGTCAGGAAACGCATGATTCAACTGGGTCTATTGGCTGCCGCATAAAGAGGGGGTTGGATTGAGCCTCTCTAATACTGCCATCCCGATTTATTACGGCCAATTTCGCGAAATGGTCATCCGAGGAGAGATTCCTGTCAATCGGGAAATCTCTTTGGAGATGAATCGGATCGATTCGCTGATCAATAATCTCAATATCTATTACGATGACGAGGCCGTCGAGGGATTCATTCGTTACTGCGAAGGCGAGTTGACATTAACGGATGGATCGGATCTTCATCTACTCGATTCGTTCAAGCTCTGGGCCGAACAGATCTTTGGCTGGTACTACTTCGTCGAACGTAGCGTCTACGTTCCTACCAAGGACAACCATGGCGGTCATTACGAGAAAAGGCTGATCAAGAAACGCCTGACGCTCAAACAGTACCTGATAGTCGCACGTGGAGCCGCCAAATCGATGTACGCATCGGTCATTCAGAGCTACTTTCTCAACGTCGACACGTCGACTACCCATCAGGTAACGACTGCTCCGACGATGAAACAGGCTGATGAAGTCGTCTCTCCGATCCGTACATCGATTACACGTGCTCGTGGACCGCTGTTCAAGTTCCTGACAGAGGGATCTCTTCAGAACACAACGGGATCCAGAGCCAACCGAGTCAAGTTGGCGGCAACGAAGAAGGGGATCGAGAATTTTCTCACCGGTTCGTTGCTCGAGATTCGACCGATGGCCATCAATAAGTTGCAGGGACTGCGACCCAAGATCTCCACGATCGACGAATGGCTGTCCGGCGATCTCAGAGAGGATGTGGTTGGCGCTGTAGAACAGGGAGCGTCCAAGCTGGAGGACTATTTAATTGTAGCTATTAGTTCGGAAGGAACTGTCAGAGCAGGTTCCGGTGACACCATCAAAATGGAGCTTGCAGACATACTCAAGGGTGAGTACTTTGCACCACACGTTTCGATCTGGCATTACAAGCTGGATGAAATCGAGGAAGTCTCCGACCCGGCGATGTGGGTTAAGGCGAATCCGAATTTGGGAGCGACCGTTTCCTACGAAACGTATCACCTTGACGTGGAGCGAGCCGAGAAAGCTCCTGCTTCTCGCAATGATATCCTCGCCAAGCGGTTTGGCATTCCAATGGAGGGTTATACATATTTCTTTACATATGAAGAGACGCTTCCACATCGTCATCGAGAATTCTGGCAGATGCCCTGTTCTCTCGGAGCCGATTTGTCGCAAGGTGATGACTTCTGTGCGTTCACATTCTTATTTCCACTAGGTCGTGAGAAGTATGGAGTGAAGACTCGGAGCTACATCACTGAGCTCACGTTGATGAAACTTCCCGCCGCCATGCGGCAGAAGTACGAAGAGTTTATCAACGAGGGCAGTCTCCATGTGATGCCGGGAAACATTCTCGACATGATGGAAGTCTACGAGGATCTTGATCGATTTATCATGACTTCCGAATACGATGTTCGGTCTCTTGGTTACGACCCCTACAATGCGAAGGAATTCATTGCTCGCTGGGAAGCGGAGAATGGTCCTTTCGGTATCGAGAAGGTGATGCAGGGATCGAAGACTGAGTCGGTTCCTCTGGGTGAGATCAAGATCATGAGCGAGGAGCGACTTCTGATCTTTGATCAAGCGTTGATGTCGTTTGCGATGGGCAATGCGATCACTCTCGAGGATACCAATGGGAACCGAAAGCTCTTGAAGCGGCGACAGGAGGAGAAGATCGACAATGTCGCAGCTCTTCTGGATGCTTGGGTTGCATATAAGCTGAATAAGGAGGCCTTCGAGTGAGTTTGGTGAAGGGAGGTGAGAAGTGTCGCGATTTGGTAAGACGTTGAGACATGCTTGGAACGTTTTCAGTAATCAAGAATCGGTTCAGAAACGAAATTCTCCTTGGCCGGTTCAGCCTGTCCCCGATCCGGGTGCTTATCCTGCGTATGGTGTCGCCAATGGAACGAGACCAGATCGCCTAAGACTTCGGATTCCCAACGCTCGAACGATGATCTCCTCGATTTATACACGCCTTAGTATCGACGTGGCTTCAATAGACATGCGCCATTGTAGAACTGATTCAGAAAAACGATATATCGAAGATATTGACAGTGGTCTTAATAACTGTTTGACTGTTGAAGCCAATCTTGATCAGGCTGCGCGTGCTTTTCGACAAGATGTCGCCATGACTCTTTTTGACAGAGGTGTCGCAGCGCTTGTTCCAGTCGATACGTCAATCAGTCCAGAGAAAAGCGGTGGATTCGAGATCTTGACGCTTCGGGTCGGTGAGATCGTGACCTGGTACCCAAAGCACGTAAAGTTGAGTGTGTATAACGAGGAAAAGGCCAAGCGAGAAGAGATCGTCTTGGAGAAGAGTGCGGTTGCCATCATCGAGAATCCTCTTTATTCGGTGATGAACGAGCCGAACTCGACTCTTCAGCGTCTACTCAACAAACTCGAAGCGTTGGATGCGATCGATAAGCAATCTGCTTCCGGGAAACTCGACCTTATCATTCAGCTTCCGTACGTGATCAAGTCTGAAGCCAAGCGACAACAGGCTCACCAGCGTCGAGAAGATATCGAGTTCCAACTCAAGGACAGTCAGTATGGCATTGCTTATACCGACGCAACCGAGAAGATCACTCAATTGAATCGTCCGGCTGAGAACAACTTGATGGCTCAGATCGAGTATCTGACCGTCATGCTTTATGGCCAGCTCGGTCTTACCGAAGAGGTCATGAATGGTACGGCCGACGAAAAAGCTATGTTGAACTATTGGAACCGGACAATCGAACCCATTCTCACCGCTATCGTCGAAGCTATGCGACGTACTTTCTTGACCAAAACTGCTCGAACGCAACGACAAACAGTTATGTTCTTCCGAGATCCGTTTCGCTTGGTTCCGGTTGAGAATATTGCCGAGATTGCGGACAAGTTTACTCGTAACGAGATCATGACGTCGAACGAGATGCGGCAGGTGGTCGGTATGGCTCCGCATCCGGATCCGAAAGCCGATCTGCTGGTCAACAGTAACATGCCGCAGGGAGCTTTGGTACCAACTGGAGTTACGACAGAAGATGCCCCCGCTAATACGGAGTTGGCAGCTTCGTTCGATGAGATTGACAAAGCTATTAATGACGCTTTCGCGCAAGTAAGTACCAATGGGAGCAGTTCTAACGGGAGTAGTTCCAATGGAGCTTCCTGATGGCACTATTCTCATGCACGAACGAGCTCCCTACGATCCGGTCAAAGCTCATGAGTACTATCTGCGTACTCGCCAATTGACAGGACGTCGAAAAGGAGCTCCCAGATTCACGGTCAGGTCAAGAAGCGGAACGGTTGAGCTTACGGGACGAGAATTGACCGAGCAGCGAGCGTATGCGGCTAAAAGAGTCAATGATATCAAAAACCGTTTAGCTGAACTAGGCACCAAACTCGCTGAGGCGAGAGCCAAAGCTCAAGCAGAAGAAAGTTCATCTCGAAGGAAAGCTAGAAGAACTCCAACCGCAGCAGATAAATCTAAAGCGGCTAGAGAATCTAAGCAATATCGAGAAAAGCATAGACAAACGCTTGCTACCAAGAGAAGAAGAGGATCTACAAGAAAGTCTTCAAAATCTAGGTCAGAAGCAGATCCCGTTGCTAGGCTTGAAGGAAAGATTGCCGTCGTTAAGGTTCGACTTTTGGATGCGGTGGCAAAACAGCGCGCTTTAGCTTCGGCCACTAGGAGTAACTAATAGGGGCGATGATCCGAAAGTTAGGAGGAACATTCAAAATGGGAGCAGATGAGGCTAAGCCTGATTTCAGCGGCTACGCCACTAAGGCTGGTCTTAAGTGCTCGGATGGCCGGACGATCACTCCCGATGCCTTCAAGCATCAGGACAAAGCAAGAGTTCCACTGGTCTGGCAACACGGTCACAATGAGCCCAGCAATGTCCTAGGTTACGCCGTTCTCGAGCATCGTGACGATGGTGTTTACGCCTACGGGTTCTTCAACGATACCGATCAGGCGAAGAATGCTCGAGTTTTGGTGCAGCATGGGGATATCAAGTCGTTGTCCATCTATGCCAATCAGCTCACAGAGAAAGCCAAGCAGGTTCTCCATGGGTTTATCCGCGAGTTGAGTCTGGTGCTGTCGGGTGCGAATCCTGGCGCGCTTATCGACAACGTTACTCTAGCTCACTCCGACGGCGAGATGGTGACGCTGGAGGACGAGGCAGTTATCTACACCGGTTTGGAACTTGTTCATGCTGAGGGAGATTCTTCGGAAAGTAAGGACGAGCAAGATGGAGAAGAGGAAGAAGTCGAGCACTCCGAAGCGAACCCCACAGTTCAGGAAGTTTATGACTCGATGACCGATGAGCAGAAGGAAGTCGTTCATTACATGGTTGGAGCTGCTCTCGAGAGTATGACTTCGACTTCGGAAGAGACTTCCACAGAAGTAAAGCAGTCGTCGGATGATGAGTCTAAGTCAGAACTTGTCCATGAAGATAATAATGAAGAGGAAGGACGGCGCATGACCCGCAACGTCTTCGAGCAAGAGAACGGAGGCAAAAAGGAAGAGGAGCACACTCTCACTCATGATGCGATCAGAGGAATCGTTGCCGATGCTCAGAGAAGCGGATCGCTGAAGGAAGCCGTCGAGCACTACGCGATCAAGCACGGCATCGACAACATCGAGACTCTCTTCCCGGACGCCAAGTCCGTTACCGACACTCCCGAGTTCGATCAGCGGAGGGTCGAGTGGGTTTCCAATGTTATGAACGGAACGAAGCACTCGCCGTTCTCCCGAATCAAGTCTCTCGTTGCTGATATTACCTTTGATGAAGCGCGGGCAAGGGGCTACATCAAGGGCAACTTCAAGAAGGAAGAGTGGTTCGCAGTTTCGAAGCGTAGCACTACTCCCAGCACGGTCTACAAGAAGCAGAAGCTGGATCGCGACGACATTATCGACATCACGGATTTCGACATCGTGATGTGGCTCAAGGCCGAGATGCGTCTCATGCTCGACGAGGAGCTTGCTCGGGCAGTCTTGATCGGTGATGGTCGCGCTGTCGACGACGACGACAAGATCAAGGATCCCATGGGCGCCAGTGAGGGTGCAGGCGTTCGCTCGATTCTCTACGACCATGATCTCTATGCCTCTACGATCAATGTCGATGACTCTGCTCCGCCTATCGACGTGGTCGACGCGATCGTCGGGTCAATGCAGTACTACAAAGGCTCTGGTTCGCCGACCTTCTACACGACGATTCAGACTCTCACTTCGCTCTTGCTGGCACGAGATCCACAGCAGAATCAGCGCTACTGGAAGACCCCAGCCGAGCTTGCCTCCGAGATGGGTGTTCAGAACATCGTCACTGTCGAGGTCATGGAGAGCGAGCAGGATCTTCTCGGCATCATCGTGAATCTGAAAGACTACACGATTGGCGCCGACAAGGGTGGTGAGATCGCCTTCTTCGACGATTTCGACATCGATTACAACCAGTACAAGTACCTGTACGAGACTCGAATCTCGGGTGCTCTGACGAAGATTCGCTCTGCACTGGTCATCAAGCGCGCACCTGCTGGTGCTCAGCTCGTCGCGCCCGAGAAGCCGGACTTCGATGGTACGACCGTTGTCGTGAAGACTACGGCGAACGTCGTCTACAAGAACAAGGATACGGGTTCGACGCTGACCACGGCCTCGCCGGTTGCTCTGGCTCCGGGTGAATCGCTCACGGTCGAGGCTGAACCCGCCAATGGTTACTACTTCGCAAATAACCAGGACGACGAGTGGACTTTCAAGAATACGGCGTAAGGTAGGACGCTCATGGCAAGGTTCTTCGGCCGTATTGGTTATGGAGAAACGAAAGAAACTTCACCTGGAGTATTCGTTGATGATATTGTTGAGTATTCATATTTTGGAGATGTGATTCGGAATGCGAGGAATCTTCAAGAAGGAGAAAATCTCAACAAAAATCTCAGCGTCCAGAATTCGATCAGTATCGTAGCTGATGCCTATGCCAACGATCACTTCTTTGCTATTCGTTACGTAGAATGGGCGGGGGCTTTGTGGACGGTTTCGAGCGTCGAAGTGCAGAGTCCCCGTCTTCTGCTGAGATTGGGGGAGGTGTACAATGGGCCAACGCCTGCAACTACACCAACTCCTTGAGACGTTTGTGGACAATGTATATTTTCAGCCTCCGACCAACATACACTTGAAATACCCGTGTATTATCTACAAACGCGACTTTGCAGAGACCAAATTTGCGGACGATATACCTTATAATCATCGATTGAGGTATATGGTTACAGTTATTGATCGGGATCCTGATAGTGACATTCCAGGTAAAGTGGCTTCGATTCCGATGAGTCTATTCAATCGGTTTTATACAGCCGATGATCTAAATCACGACGTTTATACCGTATTCTTCTAAGGGAAAGGAAGAAAATGGCCCCTTTGACTTGGGACCAAGTTGGTGAGCGATTGTACGAAACTGGTGTGGACCATGGCGTCCTGTATCTCCCTGATACTGGTGGAGATTACTCGACCGGGGTCGCCTGGAATGGTCTCACAACTGTTACCGAATCGCCTTCTGGTGCCGAATCTAACCCGCAGTACGCCGACAACATCAAGTATCTGAATCTGATTTCCGCCGAAGAGTTCGGCGCAACGATCGAGGCATTCACGTACCCGGATGAGTTTGCAGAGTGCGATGGTACGGTTCTTCCTTCTCCGGGCGTAGCTGTCGGTCAGCAGGGTCGAAAGATCTTCGGTCTGAGCTACAGGACTAAATTGGGTAATGATGTCGAGGGGACGGAATTCGGCTACAAACTGCATTTGGTCTATGGTTGCCAGGCGGCTCCATCCGAGAAGGCCTACGCTACGATCAACGATTCACCCGAAGCAATTGCATTCAGCTGGGAAGTCACGACCACGCCGGTCGGCGTTACGGACTTGAAGCCAACGGCTTTGGTCGTAGTCGATTCTTCGGTAGTCGACCCGGCCGATCTCTCCACTCTCGAAGATATGCTCTACGGTTCAGCCGGAGGCGACGCTCGACTTCCTCTTCCGGACGAAGTTATTGCCATCTTCGGCGCTGGCTTGACCGATGTAGATTTGGGTACTTCGACTAACCAGCCGACGTACGATGCGGCCACTCATGTTGTTACCCTTCCTGCTGTCTCCGGTGTTCAGTGGAAGGTCAACGGCGTCAACAAGACGCCTGGAGCTCAGCCCGCAATGACTACGGGACAGACTTCCGAAGTCACGGCTCATCCTCAGTCGGGTTACCGTCTTACGGGTGATACCGACTGGACGTTCGACTACTAATAAGAGGTATTCATGTGGATGGGAGGCTGGAGAATGCTCACGATTGTGGTTCCGGGCATCGAAATGTTTGACGAAGAGACACACGAATTCGTCACTCGAGACGATATAACTTTGGAGCTAGAGCATTCTCTGGTCTCACTGTCAAAATGGGAGTCAAAACACGAGAAACCGTTCTTGGGCAAAGGTGACAAGACATCGGAAGAAGTCTTCGATTACATAAAGCTGATGACATTGACCCCCGATGTTCCAGAGGAAGTTTTCCTCAAACTCTCCGAAGGTAATATTCAAGCTATCAATAGCTATATCGACGCCAAGATGACTGCTACTTGGTTCAACGAGCCTCCGGGTGCCCCGAAAAGTAGAGATGTCATCACAGCCGAGCTCATCTACTACTGGATGATCGCTTTCGAGATTCCGTTCGAGTGCGAGAACTGGCATCTGAATCGATTGTTCACTCTAATTCGAGTCTGCAACATCAAACAGGCAAAGCCCAAGAAGATGAGTCGTTCGGAGATCGCAGCTCGGAATCGAGAACTCAATGCTCAACGTAAAAAGCAGCTGGGTACCACCGGTTAGAAAGGAGGTGACGTGGCAACTCTTGTCTGGGATCAAGTCGGAGAGCGACTCTACCAGGTTGGTATTGATCGCGGTGTCCTTTATCTGCATGACGGTACGGTGGCCGTTTGGAATGGACTTACCGGTGTAGAATCGAGTTCTACTTCTGAAATTAAGTCCTATTACCTCGATGGGGTAAAATATTTGGAGAATTTTATCCCGGGGGACTTTTCCGGTAAACTAAAGGCATTCACCTATCCCGACGAGCTTGATTCACTTACCGGGGTTGCCACGGTTGGTACATCTCCTGGGTTGGATTACTACGATCAGCCCGCAAAGAGTTTCGATTTGTCGTATAGATCGAGAATCGGCAACGATCTAGACGGATCAAATTACGCCTACAAGATTCATATTCTTTATAACGTTCTCGCCAATCCCGATGCGTATTCGTTCGAGACGATCAAGGATTCACTCGACCCGATCGAGTTCGTTTGGGCTTTGAGCGGAACTCCACCGAAAGGAATCGATAGATACAGGCCGACAGTCCATATCTCTATCGATTCGCGCGAAACACCTCCAGATATTTTGAAGCTATTGGAAGATACGCTCTACGGGACGAATACCAATGATGCACGTCTTCCATCTATTCAAGAAGTCGCTGAATTCTTCGGATATTTGGGTGCACTTCTCATTATCGATCATGGTGGTGGTGTTTGGTCTGCTATCGACGAGTCAGATACTTATATTACGATGATTGATAGTACTACTTTCCAGATCGATAATGCGGATGCTACATATTTAGACGCAGATACGTACCAGGTTTCGTCCACGAATATTAGCGAATAGATTAAGGAGGTGAAATGGCTACAATTACCGGTCTTACATCGGAAAGAATGCTGGAAATCGAAGCGGCTTCGGTTGTTGACGGTGAGGTTGTCGGCAGCAACTTGATTCTCACCAAACACGACGGAACGACGATCAATGCTGGTCCTGTGACTGGTCCTGCTGGTCCTGCTGGTCCTCCAGGTCCCGCTACGGTCAGTGCGATTCCCGGTGAAGTAAAGATGTGGCCCACCGATGTGCTTCCAGATCCTGCGCAGTACGGCAAATGGGTGTGGGCTGACGGCGCAGTATATTTGGTTGCAACATATCCCAAAGCAGCTGCGAATATTCATACTAGATGGCGTACTTTCGATGGTCTCAGCGATCCTGGTGCAGCCAACTTTCGAGTACCGGATCTAAGAGGTCTGTCACCTGTCGGTTTGGATCAAATGCCGGGTGGGGGTATGCCACGAGCAAATCGTATGACTCGTGCTGTAGCTATTACCATAGCATCCAAGACTGGTAAAGAAACGCATGTTGTCCTGGTTTCTGAGATGCCTTCGCACGCACATGGTGGAGCAACTGGTGGCGGAATGAGTGGAGCTGCTGATCGATCATTGCAAGGTTCGACCGACGCGCAAGGTAATCACGCACATAGCGGTAGTGGCGGACAACCGTTTACGTTTAGTAGTGCTCCTACCACGTATCGTTTTCAAACTGTCGCGAGCGGCGGCTCTCTTTACCAGATGATTGCCGGTGTCCAGAATACGGATGCGCAAGGTAATCACGCACACACGGTGTACACTCCTGACCATTTGCACAGTGTTCCAGCGCTTGGGATTAGCGCAGAGGGCGGCAATGCAGCACACGAGAACGTGCAACCTACGGTCATGGTTCCGTATATTTGCAAACTAGACGGTTAGTCCAATGAGAATCGAATTGGCCGGAAGCTCAGTTGTTCCCGACCCATTGGTCTTGAGGTTCAGCAGTAATCAAAACCTCGATGTTCAGAAGTACATCGATCTAGGCTATACTCACTTCGATGTTATTTGCATCGGTGGCGGGGGTGGCATGGGTGGAGGTATTGACACAGCGAACTCAGGCACACTTGTTAGGAGTTATGGCGGAGCGGGTGGTGGCGGCGGGTTTCATCGAGTACGGGGTCTTCTCTCAGCTCTACCCGTTTCAGTTCCAATTGTTGTCGGTGCTGGGGGTACGCTGGGAACCGAAAACAATGGTAACAATCCTGCCCTTACGACCAATGGTGGTGACGGTGGCGCGTCCTCGTTCAACGACCCCACCTGTCGGGCCTCAGGAGGTAAGGGCGGTAAGCGAGTCCAGACAAATTCTCTAACACAGCAAACTTTGGCAGATGGGGGCGACGGAGGAATTGGAAATCGTACCATCGCTGGTGGCGGAGCGGTGGGAGGGGTAGCTGGAACCCCATCCGCAACTGGCCCTGGTATTGCAGGGACGGCAGGTGCTGATGGTACATTCTTTCAAAATATTGGTCAAGGCGGTGGTGGAGGAGCAGGAGGGGTCGGCAAGTATGGCGGAGCGGGGACTACCTGTAATGCGGCTACTAGCGGTGGTCGAGGTTCCTACAATCCTGGAGATACCTCAGTTTATGGTCCAGGAGACACCCCCAAACCAGATCCAAGTAGTGGATCACAAAGTGTTATACCAGGAGGTGCAAGTGGAGCTAAAGCATCTCCCTTGAACGGTCTTCCCACGGTATACGGGCAGTCCAAGAGCTCTCGAGCTGCTGGTGATCCAGGCACGGTAGTCGTCCGTCTTACAGCGGAATGACCCATGATCACTATCACCGAGAAGGGTTCATTCAGCAATACCGAAAGATATTTGAGTCGACTGAAGACTCAAGAGCTACTCTCAGTTCTGAATAAGTACGCCAATGAGGGTTTAGTCGCCCTTTCCAACGCAACTCCTCGAGAATCTGGTGAGACCGCGGAGTCATGGTATTACTCGATCGTTCAGAGACCGGGATATTACTCCATCCGCTGGCATAATCGACATATCGAAGACGGTATTCCGATTGCCGTCCTGATTCAGTATGGCCATGGTACGGGAACGGGAGGATACGTACAAGGCCGAGATTATATTATGCCTGCAATACGGCCTATATTTGACCGAATAGCAGCCGAAGCGTGGAAGGAGGTGACCAAGGTCTAGTGGCAACTATTGATGACAAAGTCGTTGCAATGAGTTTCGAATCCAGCAAGTTCGAGCAAGGCGTCAGCAGGACGATCAGCTCGCTCGACAAGCTGAAGGCAGCGCTCAAATTTCCCGAAGCTGGTAAAGGCTTGGAAGATATCAATAAGTCTGCCCAGAAAGTAGATCTTGGTTTCATCGCCAGAGCTATCGAGTCGCTCAAAGGTAGTCTCTCAAGCTTGAGGCTCGTCGCCATCGGTGTTATGACGAATATTGCCAACAGAGCGGTTGCGGCTGGGGCAAGATTCGTCAAAGCATTTACGCTGGATCCGATCAAAGCAGGCTTTGGGGAGTATACGACCAATCTAAATGCCGTCCAGACGATCTTGTCCAATACCAAAGCCGCTGGCACTACGTTGAAGGACGTCAACCGAGCGCTTCAAGAACTGAACGAGTACTCGGACAAGACGATCTACAACTTCAGCCAGATGGCCAAGAACATCGGTACGTTCACTGCAGCCGGTGTCGATCTGGATACGGCTACGGGAGCCATCAAGGGTATCGCCAACCTGGCCGCGCTGTCCGGCTCGAACGCTGAGCAGGCCTCGACGGCGATGTATCAGCTCTCCCAGGCAATCTCAGCTGGTCGAGTCTCTCTGCAGGACTGGAACTCGGTTGTCAACGCGGGTATGGGCGGCACGGTCTTCCAGCGAGCTCTGGCCCAGACGGCTGTAGCGATGGGTTCGCTGAAAGACAGCAGTCTCAGGCTTGTCGGTCCGATGAAGAACGTTGCGATCAACGGAGAATCGTTCCGTCAATCGATCCAAGCGGGTCCAGGCAAGCAATCGTGGCTGACTTCCAAGGTTCTCACGACCACGCTCAAGCAGTTTACGGGCGATCTGACCGCTGCCGAGCTCAAAGCTCAAGGATTCAACGACGCCCAGATCAAGGCGATTCAGCAAACGGGCCAAATGGCCATGCACGCCGCCACCGAGGTCAAGACGCTGCAGGGTGTCCTCGATACGGCGAAGGAAACGGCTGGATCGGGCTGGGCCCAGACCTGGCAGATCATATTTGGTGACTTCGGTGAGGCCAAGAAGCTCTTCACCGACGTCTCCAACGCGGTCAACGACTTCATCAATGCCTCGGCCGATGCTCGCAACGAAGTTCTTGCCGATTGGAAAGCTCTTGGTGGTCGTACAGTTCTGATCGAAGCAATTAAGAACGTATTTCAGGCTTTGGGAGCGATTCTGAAGCCGATCAAGGAAGCTTTCAGGGATATTTTCCCAGCGGTCACCGGAAGGCAGCTCGCCGCTCTGACCAAGCAGTTCAAGGAATTCACCGAGACGCTGATGCCCAGTCCGGAGACGGTCGATAACTTGAAGCGTACTTTCCGGGGTCTGTTCGCGCTTCTCGATATCGGGAAGATGATCGTTCAGGGGATATTTACAGTTTTCGGCCGACTCTTCGGCGCACTAGACGGTGCTGGTGGAGGTTTCCTGAGCATCACGGCAAGGATCGGCGACTTTCTCTACGCCGTCGACCAAGCCCTGCGTAAGGGCGAACGCCTGGACAAGTTCTTCGTCGGAATCGGTACCGCCCTTGCAGCTCCGATCAAGATGCTGGTCGAGTTCAAGGACGCTCTGGTGGACTTGTTCGGTGGACGAACCGTCGGACAAGTAGAAGGTATGACCCAGGCCTTGACGCCCTTCCAGAGGGCTCTGAACGGTGTCTCCGATGCTCTGGATCGATTCTTCAACTCGCTTGGTGATGTAGGATCGATCATGAAGCCGGTATTCGAAGCGCTAGTGAATTTCTTCTCCTCTCTCGGGCCAGCGATCGGCGAAGCCATCTCTCACATGAATTTCGAAGCGATTCTCGCAGTGATCCGAACCGGTTTGTTTGGTGCGCTCGTACTGATGCTGAGAAAGTTCGCCGGAAAAGGCTCGTTCATGGAGCAGTTGATGGGTGGTTTGTTCGGAGATAAGGGTCTCGGACCGCTCGCGGGCCTGACGGGATCGCTCAAGACGGTACAGAGCACATTACAAGCGTACCAAACAAATCTGAAGGCGAAGACACTACGAGAAATAGCTATTGCAATTGCTCTCCTAGTCGCCTCGATCGTAGCACTGTCGTTCGTCGATCCCAAGAAGCTCAGTAACTCGATGGCTGCAATCACAATCGCCTTCGGTCAGTTGATCGGCGCGATGGCTTTGCTGGAAAAGGTCAGTAAGTCGATGGGCTTCATCAAGATGCCTCTGATCGCCGCCTCTTTGATCATGCTGGCTGGAGCTATCGACCTGTTGACTGTTGCAGTTATTGCTCTCAGCTTCTTGAGCTGGGAAGAGTTGGCCAAGGGTCTCGGTGGGATTACGGTTCTTTTGGCTGGACTTGCTGTAGCAGCTGGACCTTTGGGCTCGAGCTCAGCGGGCCTGATCCGAGCTGGTGTCGGAATTACGGCTCTGGCAATCGCCTTGAATTTGCTGGCACTAGCAGTTCGCAACTTCGGCTCAATGTCGTTCTCGGAGATGGCTCAGGGCTTGGGTGGAATCGCAGTTGGACTCGAGTTGATTGCAGGCTCGATGAAGGTGATGCCGAAGGGCATGGCGCTACAAGCCGCAGCTTTGATCGGCATTGCTACTGCGCTTCGAATCCTGGCCAACGTTGTGAAGACGTTCGGCGAGCTGAACTGGACCGAGATCGCCAAGGGCATGGCTGGAATTGGCGGCGGTCTAGTTATTATCGCCGGAGCAATGCGACTTATGCCGCCGGGTATGGTCGCTTCCGCCGCTGGACTTCTACTTGTCTCATTCGCTCTAGGGAAGATCGCGTCGGCCGTCGAAAGCATGGGTGGGATGTCGATCAGTCAGATGGCCAAGGGTTTGATCAGCTTGGCCGCCTCTTTGGCAATTCTGGCGGGTGCATTGTATCTCATGGAGGGAGCAATCGGAGGAGCGGCTGCCCTGGCCATTGCCGCGGCAGGGTTGGCTCTTCTCACTCCGGCTCTGATCGCGCTTGGAAAGCAATCGTGGAAGCAGATCGTCACGGGGCTGGTTGCACTTGCCTCGGCTTTGGCTGTTCTGGCTCTGGCAAGCGTCGCTCTAGCGGAAGCTATCCCGTTCATGATCGCGCTTGGTGCAGCACTGACCTTGATCGGGGCAGGTATCGCTTTGGCTGGTGCTGGTGTCGCACTTATCGGCATCGGCCTCGCAGCTATCGCAACATCGGCTCCCATCGCTGCCGGAGTCATTGTTCAAGCGTTCGTACAACTTCAGAAGGGCATCATCGAGAATGCCAAGCTGCTAATTGTCGGTCTCCTTCAAATTGTGAGGGAATTGGCAAAGACGGCTCCACAATTCGTGGACGCCATCGTCAAGATTCTCAGTACAGTCGTAGATGCGATCATCAAGCTGGCACCGAAGATGCGAGAGATGATGAACGTCCTGATCCAGCTGATTCTGGATGTTCTCGCCCAAAACCAGGACAAGATCATCCAGGCGGGCTTCGATCTACTGATTGCGCTTCTGAAGGGAATCAGAAACAACCTGCCCGCAATCGTCCGAATGGTGGCAGAGATCGTCGTCACGCTGATCAAAGCTCTGGGCAGCAACCTGAACAAGATCATTCGTGCCGGTTTCAACCTGGTCATCAGTTTCGTCAAGGGAATTGTCAGTAACTACTCGATGATCATCAGAGCTGGAGTCGACATCGTCGTCAACTTCATCAAAGGTCTCACCAATAGCTATAGTCGGATTATCTCGGCCGCGATCAGCATGGTGACCAAGATCGTAAGTGCGATCGCCAGCAACGTTGGCAGGCTCGTAACCTCTGGTGTCAGCGTCATCACCAATTTCCTCAGAGGCATCAGCAGTTCGCTGCCAAGGCTTGTCACTGCTGCAGTAACAGCTATTACCAGATTCATCAACGCGATGGTCAATGGTGCACTCAGGCTGGTCAATGTTGGTGCCCAGGCGATCATCAAGTTCATGAACGGCGTTGCCGATGCAATCGATCGGTACGAGCCGCAGATGATCCGAGCTGGTGCACGAATCGGCGTGGCAATCGTCAGAGGAATGATTCGAGGTATCGCTTCGCTGGCTCCGAGCGCCGTGAAGGCTGCCGGTGACTTGGTGAACAAGGTGAAGGATACCGCGCTCAAGAAGCTCCACATCAAGTCTCCCTCAGGTGTGTTCGAGGAGATCGGCAAGAACATCGTCCTTGGTATGGCCAACGGCATGTCCGACAACTCCTCTCATGCCGAGGGAGCTGCTTCAGACATGAGCAACGGCGTCATCGACGCTGTCAAGACGCTTTTCCAGATCACATCGCCCTCTCGGGTCATGCAGAATCTCGGGCGAGAGGTAACTGGCGGATTTGCCGACGGTCTACGAAAGGGTACTGCAGAGGACGTCAACGGAGCCCTCGCCGATCTGAACATGACGATGAGCGATGCAATCCAGGATGCTCAAGACACAATCGCTGAAGCACGGAGGCGGATTGCCGAAGAGCGAGCCAAGAAGCCCAAGGAGCAAGACAAAGCTGCGATCAGAGAAGCTCAGCAAGAGATCAAGACTCAATCAGATATTATAGCCAGATTGAATGCTGGTCGTAGAGAGCTGGTCAGCGGTCTTGGTGACGAGAAGAGAGGCTTGATCGCTGCTACAGCCGAGCATGAGAGACTCGTAACGAAGCTGGATGAAGAGCAAAACACGCTCGAAGATCTGATCCGAACGCGAGACGACTACAGAAAGAGCATCCAAGAGCAGTATAGCGAATTGCCCGATGTCACTCCGGAGGATGCCGAGGGTAAGCCGGTTGCCGACGCATTGGGCGCATATACGCAGAACCTTGCTTCCCAAATCGAAGCCGTTGCGACATATGCAGCAACCTTGCAGCGGCTAAGAGGAATGGGTTTGGACGACGAGACGTACAAGAAGCTTCTGGCCGAGGGTCCTTCGGCACAAGCTTTTGCGACTCAGTTGGAACAAGCTGGGCCCGCAGCGGTCAAGCAGCTGGGTCTGCTCAGCAATCAGCTCGAAATTCAATCCCAGGCGCTCGGCAACAAGGCTGCGGCCAATCTCTACGATGCGGGTGTCAAGGCTCAGCAAGGTCTTGTGAATGGATTGACCAAAGATGTGAACGAAGCTGTAAAGAAGATGAATGCCTTCGTACAAGCGATCGTCAATGCCGTAAAGAAGAAGCTGAAGATCAAGTCGCCGTCGCAAGTATTCGCCGAGATCGGCCAGCAGACAATGGCTGGCATGGCTCAAGGTATCTCGAATTCGTCTCAGGTTGTCGTCGACTCCGTCAATCAAGTTGCCCTAGATGCGGTGGCCGCACTTCAGAACACGATGCAAGATATTGCCGACGTGAATCCGGTCATCACACCTGTTCTCGATCTGACACAGGTTCAAACCGAGGCCGAGAAGCTGGCGGCCTTGACCAATACGGTTCCGATCACCGCAGCGGCTTCGTACGGACAAGCTTCGGCCATATCTGCCGCCCAGATGCAAGCCGAAGCCGATGTCGTCGCGGCTACTGCCGGAGGAACCTCGGTCAAGTTCGAGCAGAACAATTACTCGCCCGAATCTTTGAGCGAGGTCGAGATCTACAGGCAGACGAAGAATCAACTTTCGCAACTCAAGTCCGCATTCGCCCTTACGTAAAGGAGGTGCCGTGCTAACAGAAGTCAAGGCGTACAGCTCTTGGCAATCAGCTCCTACGCTTATTTTGGATGACAATGGCAGGGCCGAGACGGACTTGATTCAGATTCGCAACATCACCGGATTGGACCCGGTCAAAGCCTCTGTCAATACTGCTCCATTTGGATCGATCGATGGCGCGGCTTATACAGGTAGCAGCGTATTGGGTCGCAACATCGTCCTTACACTGCATCCGAACCCCGATTGGGACAAGTGGACGTACGAAAGTCTCCGCAGGCTTCTCTATTCATATTTCATCCCCAAGAGGCCGGTAAAGCTGGTCTTTTACAGCGACGACATAGATCCCGTGCAAATCGAGGGAATTGTCGAGAGTGCCGAGGTCAATCCGTTCACCAATGATCCGGAATTCGTCGTCTCGATCGTCTGTCCCGATCCATATTTCACTGCGCTCGATCCGGTCATCCTCACGGGCCAAGCCATTCGTTCTGGCGGTACCGTGACCACTGTCGACTACAAGGGAAATATCGATACGGGAATCTACGTCAAAGTCACACGCAACGCGGATCCTGCCCCATCTTCGATCGGGATTCAGATCGGGGACCCGTCGATCCAGCGCTTCAACGTGACTACGGACGTGACCGCGACGAAGTACTTCGAGATGGGCTCGATCCGAATGCAAAAGTTCGTTCAGAGCATCGACATGAACAGCGGCGTGATCACCAATCTCCTGTCCAAAATACAAGAAGGCTCTTCCTGGCCGATACTCGAACCGGGTGAGAACGATTTTTCAGTTATTACCAACCAGGGTGGCCAAGACTGGGAACTCACCTACTACGAGCGATTCGGCGGTCTGTGATGGAGTTGATCACTCTGAACCGAAAGTTTCTCAGGCAAGACGTGATCGACGGCTTTCTGTCGGCCATCTGGACGGAGCGATATTACGGCGACAGCGAGGTCGAGCTGGTCGTGCCTGCAACGCAGGAGATGATCAAGAAATTACCTGTGGGCACGTTTCTCAGTCTTCGTGGCTCGAACGAGGTGATGATTCTCGAGACGTTCAACATCGAGAAGGAAAGCCTGAAAGTCACCGGGGTCTCGCTCCTAAAATGGATGAACAATCGTTTCATTCGTGTATCGGCAAAGCATGAGGATCAGTACTGGTATATTTCCGGAGGACCACCCGGATGGGTACTGTGGGCGATTATCTACAACATGTGTGTCACTGGTAGTCCATATTTGACCGGCGCTAGTCCGATCGGCATTTCTAATCCACAACAATTGGCAATCCCGGGATTGGGTCTCAAAGATTATGATAAAGCTGGCGATAACATCGTTGTTGGCGTACCTTTTGGACCGGTTTACGACGCTATGCGTGAGATTGCTACCACTTATGAAGTTGGAATGCAAATTACTCTTGAATCAGCTACAGATACCGCATATTCACTTGGCTTTCGGAGTTACAGGGGACTGGATCGGACAAGTCGTCAAACCACCTATCCGATTGTACGATTTTCTGCGCAGATGGAGTCTTTGACCAACATCAAGGAGTTGCAGTCGATCGAGTCGCTCAAGACCTTGTCGTACGCGTTTCTTCCCACCTCGGATGACGCGTTGAAAGCGCTAATAACTACTCCTGGAACAGCGGCTCTGTCTGGATCGCAATACACGGGATTCGATCTGCGCGCTTCGATGATATTTCCTTCCGACATCACGACTGACATGGTCGGTGGAAGCTCGGCGAACCTGCTCAACATCTTGAACAGCCGGGCGAAGGACGATCTGAACAACCACCACTTTGTAAGGGCGGTGGACGGAGAGATCGTGCCCAAGAATCCGTTCAAGTACGGAGTTCACTACAACCTCGGCGACATCATCGAGGTTCAAGGCAATACCGGAGTCGTCTCGATCTCTCGAGTAACCGAGTATATTCGCGCCCAGGACGAAGCAGGAGAGCGATCCTATCCCACAGTAGCGATGTTGGGCTGAGCTATGGCGATCATAATATACATCGTTATTTTCTACTTCGGTCTGATGGCGGGGTATATTTTGAGATCGTACGTGTCGAAAAGATTCTTGGATTACACCGGCACCATTGTGGTGACAAAGAAAGAAGAAAAGACCGTATATACGCTCGTGCTCGACGACTATCCCGAGAAGATCGAGTTCCAGAAGCAGGTGGTCTTCCGAGTCGAACCTTCCCAGCTCGAAGATCTCAATCGCGAGTAAATCTTGCCCTATAATGAGATCATATCTAAAGGAGGTCTATGTTTTCTAGGGTGAGAGAGCCAACTCCGCTCGAACTAGAGATCGACCGAGCAGTTCGTGAGCTGAAGAACCATGCAATCGGTTCTCAGGAGTACACGCAAACTTTGGACGCGATCGTGAAACTGCATAGAATGAAGGAAGAAGAAAAACCGGAATCTGTGAGCAGAGATACGATGGCGGCCATTGTAGCGAACTTCGTGGGAATGATCATGGTCATCAGGCATGAGCATCTCGGCAACGTGATCACGTCTCGAGCGTGGAACATGGTGACTCGGATCAGATAACAGGCAGCCGAGAGAGATCGAGATATGGAGGGCCGCAGAATACGCGGCCTTTCATATTTTTTTGACTTCGCATTTCAAACATGGATTGATTTTTTTCATTTTCCGAAAAAACCCCGGGGAGTATTTTCGCTCAAAGTCGCAGATATTACATCGCATATAATGAGAGACAAACTGGGGCCCCCATGCGGCGGGGCCTTAGTTTTTTTCGCAGAAAATACATAGTATATAATGAAATGTAATATATCTTAAGGAGGAATTATGAACTACGGATTTTTCAAGTTTGTTCTGGATGTCATCCTGGTCTGCATAACTGGCGGACTGTGGTTGATCTGGATCTTCATTCGAGAAATGCGTAGGCGCAATAACGTCCTCGTTCTGAGGTAACGTGCAATTCAAAAGGAGAGTCCAAAACCCGGATTTTCCTTTTTTCCCTGCAAATTCGCAGAAAATACATGGTCTATAACGAGAACCTCGACAAAGGAGAAATTATGGTTATTCTTCGTGCTTTCGGTCGGCATGTCCGGCGTTGGCCTGGTACGTACGCATTCCTGTGTGCGGCCATGGTCTACTACGCCTGGGCGGCTATCCGCGCAGAAGACAATTCATAGCATCACCAGAGCTCGACGGCTCGAAGAAGAGAGTCTAAATCATGGACTCTCTTTTTTTCGTAGATATTACATCCCTTATAATGAAACCTATTTGAAAGGAGAGAGATGCAATCTATTTACGCTGTTTACGGCTCAAAGTTGCACCTGATCCTCGACGATGATTTTGCAACTACGTATAATCGTGCGCAAGAAGCTTTCTTCAAGGCTCAAAGCGATCACATGGAAAGAACGGGTTCCCAGTGGGATCCCAGCACGCCCTTGATGATCCAATGGACCAAGAAGGAAGAGAAGGTGTACAACGATTTCGCGAAGTTCATGAATCATCTTTCCGAGATCAACGGTGGACATTTGGAGCTGTTCGACAACGACGAAGAGATTCCGTCTGACTACCTGGTCAAACAGTAATTCAAAAGGAGAGTCTAAATCATGGACTCTCTTTTTTCGTCGTAGATATTACCTCCCTTATAATGACACTCAACTATCACATATTCAAGGAGGCGAGAATGACAGCTAAGGAAAGATCCGACAAGATCGAAGCCGTGCTGAATGAAGTCTTGTCTGAGCACGACGATTGGGAAGAAGGAGATATGCTCATTGACTGGGTCCTGGTTGCTTATGCAACAAACCCGGACAGTGAGAAAGAATCTATGTACCCGATGTTCGTCTCAAACGGCGTCATGGCAGGTTATCGAGTAAGAGGATTGCTTCTTACCGCTCTCGCATCTTATCTCATAGATGACGAGTGAACAAATAGGAGCTCCTAACACGGGGCTCTTATTTTTTTGCCTGCAAATCGCAGGAATTACCAGGCTTATAATGAAACCTACTAAAGGAGAAAAATGCTTAAGTTGTTTCGCAGAAAGAAGACCCAGACTGTTATTCGTGTGGAGGATCTTCAGATCGGCGACCTCATGCAGGTCGATCTCGAGAATCGCGCAATCGTTCGTAACGTATACGAAACGAAGAACGATTACTTCGAGATCAAGCTGCAACTCGAGGATGTCGACGAAGATCATCCCCAACGGCATCAGGCTGTGGCGCTTCATCGCGACCTCAAGCTATTCGTCTGGAAGTAATTCCAAGAAGGAGAGTCTACACGGACTTTCCTTTTTCGCAGGAAAAACATCTCCTTTAATGAGATGAAGGCCTTACCGGCTGAGAAAGCGTAAGTGAATCGTTCATCTTATTTTTGTTTTTCGACGAGAGGATCATAATGGAAGAAACCGATATGCTCAAAGCTCTGAGAGAGTCTTATCAGTCGTATCAAAAGGTTTCTCCTCGAGGTCTGCGTCTTACCAATGCGTCTTCTCTGAGGCGTTATTTGCTTTATGCTGCAGATATTCTCGACATATATCTGAGCATTCGAAGAGATAGACGATATAGAGACGAATGGTAACTACGAAAGGAACCGTCATGATTTCCTGGAGATCGTTGTTACTGGGTAAGGACGCAGTGATCCATACTACCAACGGGAGGGTTTTTACTGGCGTAATTGAAAGTGTGCAAACGATAGGTGATAGTAGGAATCCCTTTATCATCCTTACTGAATCTGAGGATCGAGTCGTATTCGTTCCCGAAAAAATAGTAGAAGGGATTTGGGTTGTTCAAGAACCGAGCTTTTCAAGTGAAGATGGTGAAGGATCAGGAGAAGACGGAGGCGACGGAGGAGACGATACCGAAGCAACCGATTGACTATAGCGGCATCGTCGATGCGCTGGGCAGGAATCTCGTCGGGATCATCATCATCCGAAAGAGTATGGACACGATCTGTGAGATTCTTATCCACGTGGCAAAGACCAGGATCTAGTCGCAAGAAAAACCTCCCCTTTAATGAGAGGTACACGAAAACTGTCGTTTGACGACAGACCCTGTGTTAAATGGAATTGGAAACATATCCCCAGCCTCTCTTTTTTGTTTTTTCCTATGCTCTGAAAGGAGCCAATATGATCGTTGGTTGGAACAAAGAGTCGAATGAAGTTCTGGAGTGCCTGGCCAACCACTCGTGGTTCGCCCATCGTCCTCGAGTCTTGCGTGAAGATGTTCCGATGCGCGCAAAGGCTCTCGCCGATCGTCAAGACAAGCGCGTTTACGGACAGCACGTTCTACAAGCAGCTGCCGAGATCATGGACGAGACCAATACCGCCGCTTGGTTTCGTCGTTACGGTACGGCTTCGTAATCGCAGCAAAATCATGCTGTATAACGAAAGAAAGGTAATTTCTGCAGCCTCGCGCTTGTGAGGAGCAGCGCCCTTTCAGTTTTCTTTTTGACGGGAGGTGCCTATGTACGTGATCGTTGTCCGGGAAAAGCGGTACGGATTCTGGAGGTTCATCGGCGATTGTCTGATGACGATCATCACCTTCGGATTCTGGCTGATCTGGGTGTTCGTGCGTGAAATGAGAAAACCTAGGTACTTATGAAAAGCAAACAAGATAGACGTAAGGTGTACCGAGTGGTGTTAGCTTTTCCGCTTGGTATGTCTCGTTCGGTGTTCGTCAAGGCAAAAAACAAACAGCAAGCAGAGAGACGTGCACTAAGGAAGTATCCCGCCGCCACCGGAGTGGATCGTTCACCCTATCCTCAAAATTGAAAGGTATATAGATGCTACTTGGATTGGCTCAAAGGATCCAGCAAGTCAAGTTCCTTCTCAACGATAACTCGACCACTATCCTTACGGGTATGGGAGTCGTCGGTACACTCTCGACCACATTTCTGACCGGTCGTGCGACGCTCAAGGCAGCTCGGATCATCGACGAAGAGGAGAGACAGCGCAAAGACAAGTCTTTGACCAATATGGTCGAGCATCCACTGGAAATTCAGCCGTTGACCAATCCTCAGAAGATCAAGCTGGTCTGGCGTGAGTATATTCCGCCGTTTGGGTCCTGTGTGATCACGATTACCTGCATCGTCATGGCAAATCGGATCGCCTCGACCAAGATCGCCGCCCTTACAGTGGCTTCGGGTATCTCCGAGCGAGCTCTGCAAGAGTACAAGTCGAAGGTGTTCGACAAGCTCGGTGAAAGGGAAGAGC